ATAGTAACGATACTAAAAAGTACGCTAATCCCATCATTATATTTTCATCATACGGACTTGTTGTTACATCATCAAGTTGAGTGGCATTTGAATTTGAATTACCATCAATGATGATAACCGAATTGTTGAACCGGGAATAATTCATAAAATGTGTATAACCAATTGTATGTATGAAATATGAATTCAGTTTATAGAATATCAATTTTTATTAAAAAATATTAAATAAAAATACACATTTAGATTAATCTGTTATTTTTTTCATTTTTTTTCACCTAAAGAATATGGGATCGAATCATTCAAAACATAAAATTAACTATGAAGATGTACAATATGCATGTAACTATAGTAACAACAATGAAAAAAAATACATTATTATAAATACAATGGATAAAAACTGGCAATCGTGTTTAATTCAAAATACAATTTCAATCCAAAATGAAGAAGAGACCATTAATGGAATTTTAAACAACAAACGCGCAGGTGACAATAATATTACAGTCATTGTATATGGACTAAATTCAAATGATGAAACCATTTATTCGAGATATGAACAACTTGTAAAACTTGGAATAAAAAATGTCTTTATTTATACAGGAGGAATGTTTGAATGGCTCTTATTACAAGACATTTATGGAAAGGAGTTATTTCCGTCAACATCGAGAGAATTGGATATATTAAAATACAAACCTCGAAAACAATTCAATATTTTATACATTGACACATGAAGAAGAAGACACTTGAGAGTGTTTTAAACTCGAGTCATCGTTAAACATCATTTTAATGTCATTACTGGTAGGAACATATGTTTTCAGATTATGCAATACTCCGATTATTTTTGAAGCCCGAATGTCATACATATACTTGTAAACGTGCGCACTATAATCACCACATTCTTCATCTGCATTCAAAACAAGAACGGGAATTAAATTCGTCGGATCTGATATGAGCCAATCGTTGTGATAATTATTACACCTTTCTAAATAATCATACTGAATTTCTTGTTCACCAGGTCGGTTTCGTTGTTTTATTCGATTTATGCAAACTTCAGTTGATGCCTTGAAATAAACAATGCATGATGGTTCAACTTCTTTGGCAAATTCATCAAACCATTTTGTGTAGATTTGATGTTCGTCTTCTTCAATGTGTTTCGAATCATACAACATTTTTTCAAAAACATGTGCATCAGTAATAAGACAGCGTTCCGTAATAATTATTTTTACTTTCGGATTTCTGGCAGCATCTCTCAGCTTCTTGAGCCGAGAAATATATGCCATCATTTGAAATCGAAACGCAAACCGCTTCAAGTCGCTGTATAAATTGACAAGAATGGGCACACCTTTTTCATCTTGCACCGTTTGCCATTCATCTGTTGGTTCATCTACAAATATAGTTGATTCCGAACCATTGTTGTTCGCTAGAATATATTGCCTAAGTTTTTCTTTTGCAGTTGTTTTTCCTGATCCGATGTTGCCTTCAATCGATAAAATCGTGCAACTCGTCGCATTGTGAAATAATCCGGATGACTGTCCTGATCCCATTATTGTATTTATAAATGTATGATTTTCCAATCAATGTATGTATAACATGCGTCGAAACTTACCCATAAATCAATTTTTATATTAATGAACAATAAAAAATAAACATAAAATAAAAATTGATTCATAAAATAATGTAGTTATGTATTTAGACATGGGTTTCGCATTGAATCCAAGGCAATTAAAAAATATAAAAATAGAATATAAACACAAAAATAAAACTACTATATCAAAACATTTTTGTAAAAAAAAGACAAAATTTACTTGTCAACTCGTTTATAAATTAAAATTTTATATTATGAGGAAAAAAAATGCAACCATACAGAGCGTAGAAGTAGAAACACAAACAGATCTGACAATGGCAGAAATAGATACTATTTTAAAAATTGTGGCGAATATTAATAATGATACTAATAATGATACTAATAATGATACTAATAATGATACTAATGATACTAATAATGATACTAATAATGATACTAATAATGATACTAATGATACTAATAATGATACTAATAATGATACTAATAACATTTACGAAAGTACATGTGAAACGATTATTGAAGCTCCACCAGTGGCTAATAAAATTGATAAAATAAGGAAAAAAATAGAGTTTTTGGATTCTGTATACCAACCCGAGCAAAGAACACCTGAATGGTACCAACATCGTCACGGATTGATTACTGCTAGTTCAGTGTGGAAAGTTTTTGGAAGCCAGTCAACCCAAAACCAGTTAATTTATGAAAAATGTGCTCCGATTGATGTAGAAAAATACAACAAAGTAAACACGGAGTCACCGCTTCATTGGGGTCAAAAATATGAACAGTTATCGAAAGATTTATATGAAATGTTAAATGGTACAAAGATTCGAGAATTTGGGTGCATAAAACATCCGAATCCAGAATACTATTTCATTGGTGCATCGCCAGACGGAATTAATGTATGTCCATTATCTCGCTTATACGGCAGAATGTTGGAAATTAAAAATGTGGTTTCGAGAGAAATTACGGGCACTCCAAAAGAGGATTACTGGATTCAAATGCAAATTCAAATGGAAGTGTGTCGACTACCAGAATGCGACTTTTTAGAAACTAAATTCCTAGAATATGAAGACGAACACGCGTTTGATTCAGACTCAAATAAAGAAAATGATGAAATTAAATGGAATTATAATGTAGAAGGAAAACGGCGAGGAGTCATCGTATATTTTATTAAAAATGATAAACCATTTTATGAGTATGCGCCGCTTACCATCACCAGTAAGTCTCAATTTGACCAGTGGTTTGAAAAAATGATGCAAAGTTACGACGGAATCACATGGATCAAAAACATATATTGGCGTTTAGAAGTGTATAGTTGTGTTCTTGTTTTGAGAGACAAGGTGTGGTTTAATGGCGCAATTCCCAAAATCCAAGAACTTTGGAAAACGGTTGAAATAGAAAAAATAACGGGATACGAGCACCGTGCTCCAAAACGTCGTATTGTAAAAAAAAATGATACTACTATCCAAAATCAAAAACAAACCAAGCTTGAAGTCAACGACGATGGCTCGTTTTCACAACACCAAGTTGAAAACGAAAAAATTTGTCATTCAGGTTTATTCTTTTAACCTTTTAACAATTGTTACCAGCAATATCTGAATTTGCATTTTCATCAAATGCGTACATGTTGACGCGCATTTGTTTTGATGAAAACGGAATCATTTTTGGAAACTTGTGAATATTCAACGTTTTGTTATCATAAAGGGTTCCACACATATTGGCAGGACTGCATGTACCGTCATTCGGTGTTGCCCAATACCGCACATTGTTTGTTCGTTGAAGATAACTACTGGGAAAAACAGGATAATATGCCGACAAGGATTTGCTATTCAAATCGGATAATCCTAATGCCCCTTTTTGAAGAGGATAATTGCCATACAGAATCGGTTTTGAAACACTTTCGGGAAATGTTCCCGGTTGAAGAAGATGTGATATAAAATTCTCTCGAACAGGTGTATAAAAAAAGGATCCTATAAGTGCAAGTAATAATGCTAAAATAAGAAATAAAATTCCGTCAACTTTATTCAACATGTTTTTTTAAACTATATATTTTACTATATTGTATATATATTTTTTTATAAATTTATTTATTATTTTATAAATTTATTTATTATTTTATAAATTTATTTATTATTTTATAAATTTATTTATTATTTTATAAATTTATTTATTATTTTATAAATTTATTTATTATTTTATATATTAAAATTGATATACATAAATATTTAGGAATAATGTCTTCAGCAGGTCATGCACTCGCAAGATCGGATAATCCTTCATATAACGCAATAAGTTATGCGAAAGATATGAGAGACACCGCAACAATGGCAGCTCTTGGGGTAAAAGGGAAGTTACCACGAGACCTTCGTGTTAAAATTTTAGAGTCAACGAATTATGGAATTCCAGATCGTGTCATGCAAAGCATTGAGTTTTTTAAAGATAATTTTGGCGAATCAGCATTTGAACAATTCATATGGGCATTATCCACTCCTGAACATATTAACACGGGAACGCGTTACGCAGAACCGTTACATGCTTATCAATCATGGTTATTTGAAATTACGGATCAGTTCATTAAACTATTACAACTTACACCAAATTTACCTCCAATATTAGATCCATTACAAGAAATAATAAAAAATTTTATTCCGGAAATAAATAACCCTCCGGAAATAAATGTCGATGACCCCTACCCCTTCCCCAGACGTCCTAGTTATTCTGATAACGTTTTTCGTGAAAAATGCAATACCATAATTGAAAGTTTCATGACAATTCTTGTTCAATATGGATTAGATTATACAAGTGTTGTATTTACACAAATACAGCAATTTTTAAAGAATGTAGTTGATATATTGATTCGGTTTTTGAATATGAATGCAGAACAAATAATAGAGAGATTCATACCAAAACCACGAGATACTACTAATGGTTTACTGGATACACGTATAAGTATTCATTCTACATTCAAGGTTATTATGCTTCCAATTTTTAAAATGTTGTTTAATTTTAATGAAGTAAATCATAGTTTATTTAAAAATATAAATTTAAATGATTGGATGAAATATGGAAAAGTTGAAAAAGCATTTTATATAGCCAAACTAAAACAAGAAAATCCTAAAAAATATAGAGAATGGCGGAATGATGACGATAGTTGGGATTTTGAATTAATGCAAAATGCTCTTGAACGTGACGAATTAAAAGAAAACAAAAAAGCAGCAAAAGCAGAAGCACAAGGAGATGTTTCAGAAGGAGGAAGAAAAAAAAAGACACACTCAAATCGGAGTAATAAAAAACGAAGTAATAAAAAGCGCCATACTTGCAAAAAATGTGTTTACAAAAAACGTAGTTATAAAAAAAAAATGTAAAATAATTGTTATTTTTTAGGTTTTGGTAACAAAATATTTTATTTTACATTATTTTTACATTTTAATGTACCAAGCGGACGATTTTCTGTTTTTCTTCCGACATGTGGTAGTTGCGATACGCTTGGTATCATTCCTCCTCACCACCGCCGTCAACCTTGTATTTCACACATTTATCATCTACACGGAGAGATGGAACGTCAGTTGTTTGAGGAACAATATGTAAAACACATTTAGCTTTATGACCGTACAGCGGCTCTGTGCACCCTTTTTCTTTCTTATTCGAGAAATTAAACAGTTTGGGCGGTGGATCATTTTTCGTGCACCTGGAACGAAAATGCTCGTACCTCTCTCGAACATCACAATACGAAAGTCCCGACTTTTTACCGAGGCGCTTGTTCACGATTTCGTGAAGTCGGTAAATGAATTTTGAAAATGTTTCGCGCGATTTTAAGTGACAATCTAACAGCGGATTTGCTTTCAAGTTACTGATTAAATTCATTCTGCAATATTTACAAGGTAAAACATACCTTAAATTATAAATGAATTCAGAATAATTCTTTTTATCTTCTGCAGTCGGATTTACTGGATAATTAAAACTCATCGTATGCAAAAAATGCCACATTGGAGGACCCCATACCGATGTTAACATTCCATCACCACTGTTGTAATCTTCTTTTGAAAATACACGTTTTAAAGACTTTTTTTTTCGTGTTGTATTGGATATCATTTTCCTATACTTTATTTTTTTTGATCTTGTTTTGTTTATTTTTTTGTTCATTTTATAATATTTCTGTTACACTAACTATTATGTATGTATATTAATTTATTTAAGAAATAAATAAAAAAATAAACAATTATAATAAAATCATTTGATTCCGATTGAGATTCGTAAATATTCGTATAGTTATAAACTATATTATATAATATAATATATAATATATATAGAACTCTAAACAATCAATTAATGGCATTTTCCGCAAAAAATATAAAAGTTGCTCTTGAAACGGCATACTCTAAAACACATATTTTAGTCATGTTACTTGTTGCATGTTTATTTATTTGGATTGGGGTCTATGTTTACCGAAACTATGTTGGTTCTTATTTGGGTTCACACATTGAAGGGTACGCTGCAAATATGGGTGATAATACCCCTGACTCCAGCGGAAAAACAGCTACACTTTACATGTTTGGAACCGGTTGGTGCCCTCATTGTAAAACGGCAAAACCAATTTGGGATGCATATATAGAAAAAAATCAAAACATGAAGGTGGGAAATTACAACATACAGTTTAAAAGCGTTGATTGCGACAGCGCTGAAGGCAAGCCGCTTTCAAATGCTTTTAGTATAAAAGGATATCCCACATTTAAACTGGAACGTTCTCCTGGTGATGTAATTGACTTTGAAGCAAAACCGAGCGAAGACAATTTCAATAGTTTGTTGCAATCTTCATTACAGTAAATATTTTTTTTATTCAGATGGATTCTTAACGACAAACCCAAACCTCTGAATGTTAGTGTCAGTTGATTTGCGTCATTATAATTCGACCTAATACCAGCACTCGAAATTTTTGCATCCTGAACTACACATTGAAGTAAATGCCCCATATACTATACCAACACTACCAACACCTTGATCATAGATATTTTGACATTTAAAATCATTGGCCATCATAGCTTTTTTCCATTTATTAAAAATTTCTATATATAATAATAAAGAAAGTAAAGATATGACGGATGACGAACTGAGACAATATATAAGCGATATTAATAAATACGTTAAAAAACCTCTATATTGCGACAAAATTATGGGAGGCATGAGCAGCCCGTACATAAACATTCCTTCCATTCATTAGTAAAATTATCAATGTCAAATCGCACATGATTATATTTTCCTTCAGGAAGCTGAACCAATTTTTTCGAGGTATTATTTTGGAGTGAAATTTCTTTAGTCGAGACAGTAAATACGACGTGTCCAGATTTATTCAGGTACGCTTTATTAATTACAAATGCATACACTACTTCGTCAACGGTTTCCATGATAGTAGTTGGTGTGAATAAAGGTTTACCATTTTTTTTAAAAATTGTGTTAAATGTTTTAAAAAGTTTAACCCATTCTTTTGCAGATACATAACCAAATTCACGTTTAGCATTCATCTTATTCACATCATCTTTATCCCACACTTGATATAAAAGAAATTTACCGATTTTCCTAAAGGTAATTGTATAACTTTGTTTGCTTAACTTTTTAATACTAACATTTCCTTTCACGATTTGGTCAAATGAAGGTAGCGAATAGCTTAAAGCGGATTCGATTGTTTGACTCATTTTTATATTTTCTAATTATATTTTATAATATAAAAATATATTTTTTTATCTAAAAAAATAATAATTGTAAATAAAACGCGTATAACATTTCCCAAAAAAATAAAAAAAAATGAAAAAAAATGAAATGAAAAAAACACAAATTGATTTTTTTTATTTATCTTTGTTTTATACAGTTTCCTGTTTATCAAGAAGACTTACGATGATTGCCGCCCGCTTCAACATTTCCAACCAAGATTTACGCCAAGAACAACAACAACCAGAACCACTGCAGTTCAACTCATTCAAAGGTTTGTACATTGGATCCAGTTTGATTGACCATTTGAACTCGATTGATCCACACCAAGAACATTGGTTTTTCATTGCCGAGTACATCAACTCTTTTCCATACTCGAAGTCATTTTTTGAAACTGCGTTTCCATTTTACATGGGTTCGCATGTCACCGAATATGAACTGACAGCTTTTTACCAAGTTGATTTTTGCCAATGTGTTGAATTCTTCCAGACGAACCATCCGGATTGGAACGAGTATTCCGAGTCAGAGTGTTTGCAACATTTCAAAGATGCAATCGAACATTACGCTGATGATTGTGAAGATCACTCAGCTCTCGCTTACAGATACTCAGCTCTCGCTTACAGAATGTATCAAAACACTCCACACACTCTCGAAAAACCTCATTTTTCGGTTTACCAAGAACGTCATGTTGAAGAAACAAACGAGCATCAAGAGCGATGTCTTGGGGTTGGATATTTTGCAGATGTTGATGGCTTGACTGTACCGCATCGCAATCAGATGGGACCAAATGGTCCATTCGGTTACTCTCAAAGATTCGATCTACAAATGCATCTCGAGCAACTAATCGCAAACGAGACAATGAATTCACTTGACCAGGTACACGACGTTGATGACATCCATTTTTACACTCGCAACAACCCAGTCAATGCTGAATTCACTTTTCACACTGACCCGGAAACACACGTCCAAACACGTATTCTATGCAACTCCAACAACGAACTGTTCTTGTTTGAAGACTCGTTTCAAAGAGAGAAAGAGGAAAAGCGCGTTGAAAAAGTCAGAAAAGTGCGTTGAAAAGTGAAAAAAGAGGATAAAATGAAAAGAAAGTTTGAAGAGGTCTGAGTTGATTTTCTGTTGAACCAAAAACAAAATGAAAATGAAAATGAAAAAAAGAAAAAAAACAAAAAGAAAAAACAAAAAGAAAAAACAAAAAGAAAA